CTACAAGATGATAACAAAAGAAGGTGTGAAAATTTATGAGGAAGCTATACAGGCCCATCAATATGTAATGATGGTTGACGTTGCGAAAGGAAGAGGACAGGACTATTCTACTTTTAATGTAATCGATATTAGCTCTACGCCGTTTAAACAGGTTGCCGTATATCGCGATAACCTTATCTCTCCATTACTCTTCCCAAATATTATTTATAAAATTGCGAATTCTTACAATCAAGCTATGGTAGTAATAGAATCAAATGACGCTGGACAAGTTGTATGCAATGGCTTGTATCATGATTTAGAATATGAAAACATGTTTGTTGAATCAACAATTAAAGCAGATTCTCTTGGAATCAATATGACAAGAAAAGTAAAACGTATTGGTTGTTCAGGAATCAAGGATTTATTAGAAGAAAAGAAACTAGATATTGTAGATGAAGATACTATATTAGAAATTTCTACGTTTGTTGCAAAAGGCCAGTCTTATGAAGCAACTGAAGGTAATCATGATGATTTAATGATGAATCTTGTTTTATTTGGTTACTTTATTGGCACAGTTTATTTTGGTGAACTTACCGATGTAAACATTAAACAGCTTTTGTTTGAGCAAAGAATGGAAGAAATTGAGAGAGACACCGTTCCATTTGGTTTTTATGATAATGGATTAGAAGATATTGAAGAAAAGAAAGAAGACCCTTGGTCTTTAAATCATGAGGATGAGTTCTATATTATTTGAATTTTTAAAAATTATAAATAGAATTAAGTGAATATTCGTATTATGAGAACTTATAATTACTTAAATGGAAAAGGAAGAGACTCATGGCTTTAAACCCATCAGCGTCTCCAGCTGTAGTCGTAAAAGAGATTGACTTAACATCTTCTGTACCAGGTATCACATCCCCTATTGGCGCTATTGTCGGTGGGTTTAGTTGGGGTCCTGCTGAAGAAGCTACTCTTGTTGCGAACGAGGCTGGACTCGTATCAGTGTTTGGCGCGCCTAGCACGTCAAATAATATTGATTTCCATTCTGCTGCATACTACCTAAGATACTCTTCAGATTTGTATGTAGTAAGAGAACTGGGATCAAGCGCTGCAAACGCATTCGGCGGTGCAGACTCAGGTGCAACCGCACCACTAGTTAAAAACGAAGAAAACTTTGAAGCACAAGAAGCAGGCTTGGATTCAGATGGTCATCAGTGGGTGGCCCGCTATGCCGGTGCTCTTGGAAATAGTCTAAAAGTTTCAGTTATTGGTCAATCTGCAGGAGATTCAGATTTTGATGGCTGGGCATATACAGACGAATTCGATGCTGCACCAGATTCAAATGAACTTCATGTTATTGTTGTAGACCAAGATGGTGACATCACTGGCACAGTAAATACTGTTCTTGAAAAGTTTTCTTTTGTTGGAACACAAACAACAGCAAAAAATGCAGATGGCTCATCTAACTATGTTAATGATGTTATTAACAATAGATCACAGTGGGTACATGCTATAGGTACGATTGCTGCAGGCACACACTCTCTAGCATCAGGTGCAGACGGCGGTGCCATTGGAACATCAGAATATGCAACAGGATTTGATCTATTTGAAGATATAGATGGAATCACTGTTGATTTCTTAATTGCTCCAGGTATGTCAGATGCAACATCACACAGAACTGTTGTAAATGATTTGGTAACAATTGCTCAATCTAAACGTAAAGATTGTGTAGCTGTAGCATCACCAAATAGAGCAGCTGTAGTTCAAAATGCTGGATCAGAAGTTACTGATATAGTTTCAGCACTAAATGGACTTACACGTTCTTCATATCTAGTTGTTGATTCCAACTATCTCAAAGTATATGATAAGTATAACGATACATACATTCATATTCCTGCTGCTTCTTCAACTGCTGGTATTATGGCAGCCACTGCTGTAAACGCAGCACCGTGGTTCTCACCAGCTGGTACAAGAAGAGGTCAATACTTAGGTGTCACTAACTTGGCATTTAATCAGACCAAGCAAAATAGAGATACTTTGTATAAAGCAGGTATTAACCCAATCGCTAATATTCCAGGTGAAGGAATCTTGCTATATGGTGATAAGACTCACCTATCAAGACCTTCAGCATTCGACAGAATTAATGTTCGTAGATTGTTCCTAGGAATTGAAAGATCGATTGCAGAAGCAGCTAAAGCGGTTATCTTTGAATTCAATGATGAGTTTACTCGTTCAGAATTCGTAGGTATTGTTGAACCATTCCTTAGAGAAATTCAAGGTGCCAGAGGCATCACAGATTTCAAAGTGGTATGTGATGAAACAAATAACACTGCCTCAGTTGTAGATAGAAATGAATTTGTTGCAGACATCTTCATTAAGCCAGCACGTTCAATTAACTACATCACGCTTAACTTCGTGGCTGTAAGAACAGGTGTTGACTTTAGTGAAGTTGTTGGAACAGTATAAGTAGCTTAAAGGAGAAAGAACATGGCTATTCTTAGAGTAGACGACTTCAAAGCTGCTTTGAAAGGCGGCGGTGCAAGACCTAATCTGTTTCAAGCAACCGTTACATTTCCGGCAGCAGTTAATGCAGGTGGCGACATTGCATTGACATCATTCATGTGTAAAGCAGCACAGCTTCCTGCTTCAGTGATGACACCTATTCCAGTTGGATTTAGAGGTCGTCAGTTGCAGATTGCAGGAGACAGAACATTTGAGCCTTGGACAGTAACAATCATTAATGATACTGATTTTTCTGTTCGTAACTCAATGGAACGTTGGATGAATGCTATTAACGCACACTCAACAAATACAGGATTAACAAATCCTAGCCAGTATCAATCAGATCTAGCAGTAGATCAGCTTGATAAAGATGGTTCAATTTTGAAGAGATATGCGTTTAGAGGTGCATTCCCAACTAACATCAGTGCAATTGATCTAGCATATGACACAAATGATACGATCGAAGAGTTCACAGTTGAGTTCCAGTTGCAGTACTGGGAAGCAATTACTACTTCGTAAATATCGAATAAATAGTAGAATGGAGGGGAGAAATCTCCTCCACTCATCAATTTAAGGAATCATCATGGCAGAACCTAGTATCAAGTTATTTGGCTTTGAAATAAGAAGAAGTAAAGCCGCTGAAACAGAAGAAAAGAAAAAAGTTTCTATCGTCCCAAAAAATGATGAGGACGGTGCTGGATACGTAACGGCTTCTGTCTCTGGTCACTACGGACAATATGTAGATATTAACGGCGACCAAGCAAAAGATAATCACCAATTAATTATGAAATATAGAGGGATTGCCATGCATCCCGAAGTGGATATGGCAATTGAAGATATTGTAAATGAATCAATTGTAACTGGTGGTATTGAAAAAGAAATAGAAATTAATTTAGATGCTGTAAAAGCTCCTGTAGGAATTAAAAATAAAATTACAGAAGAGTTTAATAATGTACTGAATCTTTTAGATTTTAATGAAAACGGACATGACATGTTCCGTAGATGGTATGTTGATGGAAGACTATACCATCACTTAGTTGTAAATGAAGCAAATCCAAAAGCAGGAATTCAAGAAGCAAGATATATTGATTCAACTAAGATTCGTAAAGTAAAAGAAGTTAAGACAAGAAAAGACCCTCAAACTGGTGCAAAGATTATTGATAAAGTTGATGAATACTTCATTTATCAAGAAAAACCAGGACAGCAGAACAGTGGAATTAAAATCACAGCTGATTCAATTAGTTATGTGACTTCAGGTCTTTTAGATGAAGCTCGTAAAAAAGTAGTTTCACATTTACATAAAGCTATTAAGCCAGTAAATCAATTAAGGATGATGGAAGACTCTCTAGTTATTTACAGACTAGCAAGAGCACCTGAGCGTAGAATATTCTATATTGATGTTGGCAACTTACCGAAAGGTAAAGCAGAAGAATATATGACAAATATCATGGCTAAGTATAGAAATAAATTAGTCTATGATGCAAGCACTGGCAATATTAAAGATGATAGAAAACATATGTCAATGCTTGAAGACTTTTGGCTTCCTCGTAAAGAGGGTGGGCGGGGTACCGAGATCTCCACCTTGCCTGGAGGTGAAAACCTCGGCCAAATTGAAGACATTATATACTTCCAAAAAAGAGTATATCGTGCACTTAATGTTCCAGTAAATAGATTGGAGCAAGAATCTGGATTTAATCTTGGTAGAACAACTGAAATTTCTAGAGATGAGATTAAATTCCAGAAGTTTGTAGATAGAATTCGTAAAAAGTTTTCTTGGTTATTCTTAGGGATACTGAAAAAGCAACTAATTCTAAAAAATATTATCACTGAGGATGATTGGAATTCTTGGAAGCATGATATTCATGTAGATTATGCCCAAGATAATCACTTCTCTGAACTAAAAGATAACGAAATATTAAGAGAAAGAATTCAAACACTAGATCAAATGGCTCAATACGTAGGTGAATATTTCTCTAAAGAATATGTTATGAAAAACGTTTTACAATTTAGTGAAGAAGATATTAAGAAGATTGATAAGCAAATTGCAAGTGAGCCGGATCCAATGCCAGTTCAAGATGAAGGTTAAATTATGGTTGACATCGTCGGATATAAAGCTAGTACCGGCGCTTCGGGAACAATCAAATCAGCTGCAAATGTAACATTTAATTATGATGTAAGTTACATTGATCTGACTATGATTCTAGATCCACCCGATATTGCTACAAGAGTGAGAGGATGGTTCGCTAATTATCCTTATTTCAATGGTTATCACTTATCAAATCAATATAGTGTTAGAGTGTATTTAGATGAAGGTCAAACAAAAAGTATTAATCTTCAATCTGGTACTTCACGTGACATCAATAATTTATTAAATGGACAATTTATAACACTTGACACTTTGCTTTCTATATCACTCACTAGAGAAGAATTTACACCAGAGGATTCTGACTCTACTGTTATTATAGATTCTGATTATATTGTGCCTGATTCTGATATTATTTTTGGTGTTGATTCTACTGGAGCCTTAAGCTTTGGTAGTAGAATAACTCTACAAAATTGGATCATTGGGCAAGATAGCGCTACAGGTGGATTTAATATAACATATAAAAATACTAATAAAGATGTATTACAATTAGATCAAACCGGTGTATTAGATGTAGATTCTGCCATAAATGGTGGTGATTTTTAACTCGTGAAAACTTTAATTTATATAAATAATTCCAAATAGGAGAAATAAATGGCCGATATTGAAAATTTTATTGATGCAATGATGAATAAGGATCATGTTCAGTCAAGCAATATTTTTGCTGAACTTATGAACCAAAAAGTTGATGCAGCACTTGATGCTGAGAAAGTCGCTATGGCTGGTCAAATTTTTAATGATGTAGAAGAGATTGATGATGAAGATATTTCTGATGAAGATTTGGAAGCTGCAGCGGATGAAGCTATTGAAGATGAGGATTTAGAAATGTATGATCCAGAAGATCATGAAACTGAAGAAGGTGAAGCTGTGGATATTAGTTCTGAAGAAGAGTTAGAACTTGAAGATGAAACAGTTTAAAGACTTTCGTGAAAGCGTAGTATATAATAAAAAGATTAACAGAGTACCTGTTAAAATAGAAAAGAAGTTAAATAAGTTTATCGCTTATGTAGATGGCGATAAGCTCGATACGTATTCCTCTCAAAAAGAGGCTGAAAAAATGGCGGCTGAGTTCGTCAAACAATATAAGGGATAAAAGCATGAAGCTAATTGCAGAATACTTAGACCAGGAATTAAGTGTTATCACCGAAGCAAATGAAAACGGTGAAAAGACTTATAACATTGAAGGTGTTTTTGCACAAGCTGAAGGCAAAAATCGTAATGGACGTATATATCCAAAGCAGATCATGGAGTCTGCGGTTGATAAGTACATTACAGAACAAGTTAATACTAAGAGAGCTGTTGGCGAATTGAATCATCCTGATGGACCAACAGTTAACTTAGATAAAGTATCCCATCGTATTACCGAAATGAAATGGGACGGTAATAATGTGATGGGAAAAGCGCTTATACTCGATACTCCAAATGGTAAGATCGTAAAAGGATTACTAGATGGTGGTGTTCAACTAGGCGTTTCAACTCGTGGTATGGGAAGTCTCGAACAACGTAACGGCGCAATGTATGTTAAGGATGATTTTATTCTTAATACAGTAGACATTGTGCAAGATCCATCTGCGCCTGATGCTTTCGTAAATGGGATTATGGAAGGTGTTGAATGGATTTGGAATAATGGCGTTATTGAAGCTCGAGAAATTGAAAGAATGGAGACTGAAATTAAAACTGCATCACGTCCTGATCTCTATGAGACACAGGTTCGTGAGTTTAAGAATTTCCTCTCGTTGCTGAAAAACAAATAAGGAGTCAAACATGACTGATCAAATCGAAGAACAGGATGTAGAGCTCAATGAAAACGAGGAAATCGTTGATGAAGCTCACGATCCGAAGAACGCGGAAGCTCAATCCGTTGCTTCAGTTGACGCAGCTGCTGGAAAAACTGGAAGCGCTAAAAAGCGTAAAGGTGATAAATCCAACAGTGATGGTCAAGGAAAAGTAACAGCGGGTGACCCAGACAAGCATACTGCCTCAGTGCGGGATGCTGGTGCACAGCCAAAAGAATCTTATGATTTTTCAGATGATCTAGAAGCACTTGTTTCTGAAGAGGCAACTCTATCAGAAGGTTTCAAAGACAAAGCAGCGCTTATCTTTGAAGCAGCAATTTCTTCTAAAGTTGCTGAAGAAGTTGCTCGTCTTGAAGAGCAGTATGCAGAGGACTTGGCAGAAGAGATCAAAACTACTAAAGAAGATCTCGTAGAAAAAGTCGACAACTATCTAAACTACGTCGTTGAAAATTGGATGGAAGAAAATAAACTTGCTATCCAATCTGGACTACGTGCTGAGATTGCAGAAGGCTTCATGAACTCGTTGAAAGACCTGTTCACTGAGTCATATATCGAAGTACCAGAGTCTAAAGTTGATCTAGTTGATGGTCTAGCAGACGAAGTTAAGGAACTTGAAGAAAAGCTAAATGAAACTACAGAGAAAAATATCTCTATGAAAGAAGCTCTAGAAGAGCTTGTACGTAAAGATATTATTCGTGAAGCTTCAAAAGATCTAGCTGAAACTCAGGTTGCTAAGCTTGAATCACTTGCAGAAGGTGTAGAATTTGAAGGTCCTGAAGAGTTCGCAGCAAAAGTTGCAACTTTGAAAGAATCATACTTCAAAGCTGGTGAAGTTACATCTGTAGTTTCTGACGATCCTGAAGAAGAGGATGAAGAAGGAACAACAGAAATTAACGAATCAATGGCACAATACCTAACTGCTATTCGCAAAACATCTAAATAAGGGAATCCTATCAAATGGAAAATAACGTAAACGCAAACGTTCTAATGGAGAAATGGGCTCCAGTATTGAACGAAGAATCAGCTGGTTCTATCAAAGACGCGCACCGTAAAGCAGTTACTGCGGTTGTCTTAGAAAACCAAGAAAAAGCTCTTAGAGAAGAGCAAATGATTTCAGAAGCAGTACCTGGCAACAGCACAACATCTGCAGCTAACTGGAATCCAATCCTAATCTCACTTGTACGTCGTGCAATGCCAAACATGATGGCATATGATGTTGCAGGTGTTCAGCCAATGTCTGGTCCAACAGGCTTGATCTTCGCAATGAAGTCACGCTATGGCGCAGGTAGCACATCTTCAACAGAAGCGTTGTTCAACGAAGCGAACACAAAATTCTCTGGCGATTCTGCTACTCCATCAGGTGCACAGCCATCAGATGGTTCAGGTATCGGTGCAGCAACAGACTCAGACTCATCAGCAGATGATGACCGTACAACAGCACTAAGCGGTGCAGGTATGGCAACAGCTAATGCTGAAGGTCTAGGCTCAACAGGAGACGGTCCTGCATCAAGCTTCAACGAAATGGGTTTCACCATTGAAAAAGCAACAGTCACAGCGAAAAGCCGTGCATTGAAAGCAGAGTACAGCCTAGAACTAGCACAAGACTTGAAAGCAATTCATGGTCTTGATGCAGAATCAGAATTGGCAAACATCTTGTCAACTGAGATTCTAGCTGAAATCAACCGCGAAGTAATTCGTACAATCAACTCACAAGCGAAAACTGGTGCTCTAACAACTAACACTGCTGTTAACGGTATCTTTGATCTGCAAACAGATGCAGATGGTCGTTGGTCAGTTGAGAAGTTCAAAGGCCTAATCGTACAACTAGAGCGTGAAGCGAATACAATCGCAAAAGAAACACGCCGTGGCCGTGGTAACTTCATCATCACATCTTCAGACGTTGCTTCTGCATTGTCTGCAACAGGTATGTTGGACTATGCTCCTGCAATGTCAACAAACTTGAACGTTGATGACACAGGTAACACATTCGCGGGTGTACTAAACGGTCGTACTCGTGTATACATCGACCCATATGCAACAACAGATTATATCACTGTAGGTTATAAGGGTACTAACCCATATGACGCAGGTGTATTCTATTGCCCATACGTTCCACTAACAATGGTACGTGCGGTTGGGGAAGATACATTCCAGCCAAAAATTGGTTTCAAAACTCGTTACGGCATGGCGTCAAACCCATTCGTAGGCTCAACACCAGCAGATGGTCTTGCAGCAGCGAAATCAAACCAATACTACAGATTGTTCCGTGTAGACAACATCTTGGGTGCATAAGACACTGTAGAATAAACTTTCTATCTCCTAGGAGGGCTTCGGCCCTCCTTTTTTTATTATAAATAATACTGTATAATAAAGGTGGACAGTATGGCATTACAACCAACAGTAAATCTTATGGAAGAATCTAACGCTTTAACGAATTATAACTTCTTAAAGCCAGTCAATTTTCATATCCGTATTGATAGAAAAAGATTTAAAAACTTAGAATTCTATGCTAACGTAGTAAATCATCCTGGAGTTTCTGTAACTACTCCAACATTACCTGTACCAAGATTAGGAAATCTTTCTGTTCCTGGTGATACACTAAATGTTGATGAATTATCAATGGATGTTTTAGTTGATGAAGATATGAATTCATATATAGAAATGTTCAATTGGCTAAATACAACAGTACAATCAAACTATAAAACAAAACAAGATTCAATAAAAGAAAACTATATTCCAGAATCTGACATTACTATTAGCATTTTAACAAGCCACAATAATGTTAGTAAAATAGTTAAATATATAGATTGTGTACCTACATCTGTTGGAGCATTCACATTACAATCTAATGTAACAGATGCACAACCTTTAGTTTTTCCAGTAACTTTTAGGACAAGTTATTTTGAAATAATATAAGAGATATAATATGAATGATGAATTAAGCGAAATTACAACTAATGTAAGAAAATATAGAGCGCTTGTAATTTTTACAAACCAAAGAACTGGTAGCTCAAATCTTTGTGAATGGTTTTATAAAGATCACTGTAAATACACTGATTATGATGGATTAGTACAAGCAGTAAAAAAACTTGGTTATAAAGTTAATTATGAAGGTAGAAGATATATAGATGAAAAAAATGATTATAAAAGTCATGAAATATTAGATGAAGGTTTGGGTTTATTTAGACACGTTATTCAAAAATATCAAAAAGAAAAACAAAAAAATTCGAAAAAAGCTTTAAAAGAAATAGAAGTTTTTATTAAAACTCTTATGTCCTATAGACCTACCTTTAAAGTAATGACAGAATATACTCCTATAGAAATATGTAAATTAATTATAAAATATGTAAATTATTATCATTATAGTTCTTTACTACTATATAGAAGAAAACCTTTTGATCGTTGCAAATCTTTACATTTTAGTTTATCTACTGAAATTTATTCACCTTTAGATTCTCCTGGTGTAGTAGATAGCGTAAAAAAACTAAATAACAAAGAATTTAATTTAGATCTTAATGTTGAACAAATTCATAATCTTGTTTATAAGCAAAAGCTTGCTAATGAAAATAATATAGAAATTTGGAACACATTAAAAACTGCAAGGTGTAGATACGCCTCTGTTTCTTATGAAGATCTATATGGATCTTTAAATGATAGTACAATTTTACACATGACATTTAGGTGGCTTTTTTACACTATTTGGGATTTTGAGTCATTAAGAGAAAATGGTAAAATGAAAGCAGATAAATACTATAACGTAAAAGGTATTGATAAGCTTAAAGAAGAACTTAATAAGTTAGAAAATCCTACGTTTAGTAATTTACATGTAGAGGTATAAAAAATGTGGATACTATTATGGATGCAGCTCGGAGTAAATGGAATAAAGTATTATCACGTTGATACATATAGTACAGAAAAAGACTGCGTGGCTGAATTAAGTAAAGCTAGCGTAATGGTATCAAATGAACGTGAAAATATGGCTTGTTTATTTGTGGAGACGAATTAATTTCTTATGTTAAATATTGAAAACATCCTTACAGAATGGCAGAATGATAGTGTTATAAATGATAATAAATTAGATCAAACATCTGTTGACACAGCAAAATTACATGCAAAATATTTGCAATGGCTATCAATTGCAAAGCTACAATATAAAAAATCTCAAATGAATCAAAAGATTTTGTTAAAAGATAAGTGGCTTTATTATAATGGAAAAATGTCGCAAGAAGAAATAGAATCAAGAGGATGGGATTATGATCCTTTTGAAGGTTTAAAGGTGATGAAAGGTGACATGGATTACTATTACGATTCTGATAAAGACATTCAGAAAAGTGAAGAAAAAATTACGTATTACAAAACCCTGGTCGAAACGCTTCAAGAAATAGTTGAAACACTACGTTGGAGACATCAAACTATTGGTAATATAATTAAGTGGAAGCAATTCGAGAATGGTGGATAAGTTAATCCTACAAAAACAAAATGAAAGTAACATGTTAGTTGGGTGCGATTTTGGTATTGGCGCCGAGCTTTCTGATTTCTTTTCGTTTTTTGTACCAGGTTATAAGTTCATGCCTGCTTTTAGAAATAAAGTATGGGATGGAAAGATCAGATTATTTAATCAGCAATCAAGAGAGTTGCCAATTGGTTTACTTCCATATGTTCAAGATTTTTGCAAAAAAAGAAATTATGTAATAGAATATGAAGATAGTTCGTATGGTTATCCAAATGAACAAAACACTGTAAATCCAAAAGAGGTTATGTCGTTTATTGAAAGCTTAGACTTGCGTAGTCGAGGTGAAAGTATATCAGTAAGAGATTATCAATTTAACGCGATATGTGAAGGGATAAAAAGAAAAAGAGCGGTTCTACTTTCTCCAACTGGTTCAGGTAAATCTCTAATTATATACGTTTTAATGAGATGGTTCCTAGAACATAATGATCAAAAAGCTTTAATCATTGTTCCAACAACTTCTTTAGTACGTCAAATGTTTTCTGACTTTGAAGATTATTCATCAAATGATCAATCTTTTATTGCAAATGAAGAGTGTCATGTAATTTATTCTGGTCAACCAAAGACAAATATTCAAGAAAGAATATTCATTAGTACTTGGCAATCAATATATAAATTACCATACACATGGTTTGAACAATTTGGTATTGTTTTTGGTGATGAGTGTCATGGTTTTAAATCTAAATCTTTAACTTCTATTATGAATAAATCGCGTAATGCATCCTATAGGTTTGGAACTACCGGCACTCTCGATGGAACTCAGACTCACCAGCTGGTACTCGAGGGCCTATTTGGTAAGGTGTTTAAAGTTACAACAACTCGAACATTACAAGATAATGAAACACTGGCACCATTACAAATATCAATGATAGTCTTAGACTATGATGAACAAACCAAAAAAGATAATTCTAATCGATCATATCATGACGAAATAGATTTTATAGTAAGAAGCGATAAAAGAAATAATTTTATACGCAATTTAGCTTTAGATCAAAAAGGAAATACTCTTGTTTTATTTCAATTTGTAGAAAAACATGGTCAAGTTTTATACGATATTATTGATGATAAAGCGGATATAAATAGAAAAGTATTCTTTGTTTCCGGTAACACTGAAGCATCTGATAGAGAAGCTATTCGTAAAATAACAGAAGGACAAAAAGATGCTATCATTGTTGCAAGTCTTGGTACCTTTAGTACTGGTATTAATATTCGGAATCTGCACAATATCATCTTTGCTAGCCCGTCAAAGT